GTTGATGAAGCTTTAAACTTAGCACAAAGAATGAAACGTTCTCGACTTATGAAACGTATGAAAGCAAGAATCAAGATCGGTAGAAAACGAGCCATGAAAAAAATGGCTAATAAAAAGACTATCGAAAAAAGAGCAATGAGACAGGCGAGAAATCAGATTGCTAAGAAACTTACCAGAGGTATTCCTAAGAAAGAGTTGACCTTTGCAAGAAAGCAAGAGATTGAAAAAAGACTTGCTAAACCAGCATTGCAACAAAGAATTAAAAGAGTCGCTAAGAGAATATTTAAGGATGTAAGAAAAGCTGAGGTTCAGAGAAAGAAAGGTTAATGATAAGTTCATTTAAACATTATTTGATAGAGGAAGAAAAGACCGTATACTTTACTTTCGGTCGTATGAATCCTCCTACAACTGGTCATGAAAAGTTAATGAACGAGTTGGCAAAAAAATCTGGTAAGAACCCTTATAGAGTTTACTTATCACAATCAACAGACAAAAAGAAGAATCCATTGGACTTTAAATACAAAGTCAAGACAGTTCGTAAGTTCTTTCCAAAGCACGCAAGAAACGTAATGCTTGACAAGAAAGTAAAGAGTGTCTTTGACGCGGTGACTGAAATGTATAAAGATGGATTTAAGAATATAACAATGGTTGTTGGATCAGACAGAATAAACGAATTCAACACATTATTAAAAAAATATAATGGAGTTAAAAGCCGTCATGGTTTATATAACTTTAATAAAATCAACGTAATTTCAGCCGGAGACAGAGACCCCGATGCAGACGATATTAGTGGAATGTCAGCATCTAAGTTGAGACAATTAGCAAACGAAGGAAACTTTACACAATTCTCACAGGGGCTGCCACGGAATGTTTCAAACGCAGACGCAAAGAAAGTATATAATGAAGTAAGAAAAGGTATGGGACTAAAAGAACAAAAAGATTATTTTAACAAGTTACATTTCGAGCCTGTCTCTGAGAAAAGAGAGGCATATGTTAAAGGAAACCTGTTTAATATTGGTGATCATGTTACTGTGTTGGGCAGTGACGAACTCGCTAGTGTTGCCAGTCTTGGAACTAATTATGTTATCATAGAGTCTGGAGGAAAGCTATATCGTAAATGGCTTACAGACATCGAGTTATTTGAAAAAGATTTTAAAGACAGAGTAAGGCAAGATCCAGATATTAAAGATAAAAAAGGAACACAACCGGCACCTTATTATAAGGGAGTAGCAAAGACTACTAAGACTAAAAGACTCGCACATTTTAAAAAGCATGCAAAGATGGATGACGATAATCCAGCAGCTTATAAGAAAGCTCCCGGAGATAAAGGTGCTAAAACAAAACCAAGTAAGCATACTCTTAAATACAGAAAAATGTTTGGAGAGGATGCAGTGGCAGTAGCCAAAAAGAAAATAGAACGTGAAAAAATGGTCGATAAAATGAAACATGCTAGAATGTTAGATCGTGCCAAGATTAGAAAAATTAAAAACAGGAGTACAGCAAATGCTTAGATTTTCAACTTATGAAGAGGCTTTCGAAGAGTTACTTGAAAATGAAGGCTTAAAGAAAAAAGCAGCTAAGTCTGGTATATCTTACGGTACGTTAAAGAAAGTATACAATCGAGGCATGGCAGCTTGGAGAACAGGACACAGACCGGGTACCACACCACAACAATGGGGAATGGCTCGAGTCAATTCTTACATCACAAAAGGTAAAGGTACTTATTATGGCGCTGATTCAGACTTGAGTGGTAAGGGTAAGAAAAAGAAAGATAAGAAAGAAGCCTACGTATCTTACGCTCAACAAAAAGCAGCACACGCATCGATGGCTGAAAGAGGTAAGAAAAAGAAAAAGAATGAATCAGTAGGTGAAGCAAAAGTACAAGAGATATCAAAAAGAACTGCAGCAAATTATATAAGTAAAGCTTCAAGAGATACTTATCATTTAGGTAAAAGACAAGGCTCAGCAGATGCGATTGATAGACTAGGTGGTACACATCCAGATCAAAAATATAAAAGTGGTCCAGAGCGTAAAGCCGTAAAGAGAGTTGTTGGTATCGATAGAGCGGCTCAAAGAATAGCAACTGGTAAAGGTTATTATGCACAGAAAAAAGAAGCGATGTCAGATGCAGAGAAAGCAGCACATCAAAAAGCGATCGATGCTTTCAAAGCCAAAGGCGGTAAAGTTAAAAAATTAAAACCAGGGTATGCTCAAGGTTATCATGGTAAAGCAGATCCAGCAGCCGGTATGAAAGGCATGATGGATAAAGGCGACACCGGTGCGATAGGTACTCGTAAAAAAGTAGGGAGTATGAGATGACACCATTTAGTTTTACAAGCTTGAAACAAGCGATTGATGAAGTAAAAGAAAAAACTTACAGTGAAAAAATGCAAGAAGATCTTGAGCCGATCGAAGAAGCTACTAACATGTTTACGGATGACAGAGTTGGATTTCAAATTGATAGATTCGCTGGAAAATCTGGACCAACTTTTCAAATCAACTATGGAAGAGGTAAGGGTAAACATATTCAAATTCCAAAGAGTGACATGAAAAGAGTTATTACTCAAATGACAAAAGCAATGAACGCAAAGTAGAGGTAACGATGCCACTAGATCCAAAAGACGGAATAGGTTCCTACATTAAAGACTTTCGAAAGTCAAAGGCACCACAGTTCAAAGGTAAGAGTAAAAAGAAGCGTCAACAGATGGCAGTCGCTGCATATCTCGATGCGAAACGTGGACCACAAGAAGCGAGTCTTGCAGGAAATAAATTAAAATTGTTTGGTCAACTAAATCGTAATGGTTCTAAACCAGAACTAGATAGAGATAAACCTTCACTTGCCAAACTTCAAAGAAGGCGTGACCAAAAGAAAAGTATTAAGAAAACACAATCAGCTTTTGATAAACACAATAAAGATGACGTACTATCAAAGCATGGATTTAAAAGACCGGTAATGGATGACGTTAACGAGTTGTCTATGATGAAAAGATTTAAAGCCAAAACACAAAGAGCTCTAGTTGGTCCAAGTAAAAAAATGATGCCAGATATGTTTCGAACTACCGGTAAGCGTGCAAAGGAAATAACTCGAAAGGCAGACATACTGACTAAGGTTGCAAAAGCTGATGACACTAAAATGGCTATTGCAAAGAAAGCTATACAAAGAGAAGGTAGTTATAAAGTCTCAATAGCTGGTTTACCAGACATGTACATGGACGATAAAACACCAGGTGCGTTACTACAAAAATTAAGAAAGATTGTAAAACAACCGTCAATGATTCAAGATGTAGAAAGAACTACAGACGCTAAGAAGAAAAAAGCTTTTAGACAAAAAGCACAGGGTAGAGAAGTAGCTGAATATAAGTACGATTACGGTACACCAGAGTCCGTAAGATTAATGAAAAGAAATACGCCTGGTCAAAATGAAGGTACTGATGCGCCAAAAGGTCCAGAGTCTTATGAAGCGCAATATAAAAGAAGATTAGTAAAGACTACAGATCCTGAACATAAAGAAAAAGGATTTAAATATAGAATCAAAGGCAAGAAAGATAGCAGCCTAACTAAAAAACTTTATAAGACAAAACCAGGCCAAGCAGAGTTTAACAAACAAATGAAAAGGATTGCAGGTCATGAGTTTGGTTAGATTTAAAAACTTTATCTTAGAAAAAGACTCTAAGGGGCACTTTCGTCCAACTGAAAAAGGCGCAGGCATGACGCAAAAAGGCGTCGACGCAGTAAACAGAAAGACTGGTGGTAACTTAAAGACTGCTGTAACTACAGAACCGTCTAAATTAAAAAAAGGTTCAAAGGCTGCAAATAGAAGAAAAAGCTATTGTGCAAGAAGCGCCGGGCAAATGAAGATGTTTCCAAAGGCTGCAAAAGATCCTAATAGTAGACTAAGGCAAGCAAGAAGAAGGTGGAACTGCTAATGATTAAAAATTGGATAACAGAAAGAATAAAAGAAAGAACATCTCTAGATGGAGCAATAATGATTGCTTTAGGTCTAATGATTTTGTTTTTATCACCACTAGCAAAGATTGCGGCAGGTTTAGCAATCGCTTACGGTGTCTGGACAATATGGAAGAGTGAGTAGTGGCAAAGTTATTTAGAACAGTATCGATACACGAACCAAAAAAACATGGTACTACCATAGGTCGTAAACCGATATTCTCTACAATGAACAAACATAAAAGAAGAAGTTTTAAAAAGTATAGAGGCCAAGGAAGAAAATGACTGTCAAAAACCTGACACTAAAAACCTTACAAATTATTGATGATGTCAATTTATTGACGAGAAATAAATATATTTATGGACAAGGATCTCATACAAAAAATATTAAAGGACTACAGTAAAGTGGTACAAAACGAGACAAACGAATCAAGGCTCGATAGAATAGAGTCTAAGATAGATAAACTCGCAGACGCTATGATTTCTTTGGCAAGAGCAGAGGAGAAGATAATAGCGTTGCAAGAAGATCACGACAACATGAGAGAGCGTATGAACAAACTCTCTGTTAAATTAGACGACATACAGAAAGCTGTAGACGATAATTCAAGAACCGTAAGTATTATAAATAAGATTGTATACGCTGCAGTGGTTGCAGCAGTAGGTGCCTACGTGGCCCACATGTGGATGTAAAGGAGAAAAATATGTTTTTAACAAACAATCCATTTAGCGATCACGGGCCAAGTAAAAAGGTCCTAAGTGAAGCTTTTAAATATCATATACCGGAAGATATTCCGGCTAATGAAAGAACAGCCTTTCATGGTGCTGCAGCGGCAGCGGCAAAACAAGGTAAAAAGAATTTTAACTTTGGTGGTAAGACACATCCTGTAACTATGAAAAAAGATTTAGCAAATAAGATTGCGGATCAAAAAGAAGCACTCGATAAGAAAGATGTTAAGACAGTCAAAGGCGTAATCAAAGGATTAAAGAAAGCTGTTGCAACTCACAGTGGTCAAGTTAAAACGCTAACTAAAGACATTAAAGACGATGTCGCAGCAGTAAAACAAAATGAACCACTTCAAAAGAAATTAGATAAGCTTTATGGACCTAAGAAAGATACAAAGAAAGAAAGCACAATGACTTTTAGAGAAAAATTAATGTCATTATTTGAAGGTGATAGAGCGGCTCATTATAAGGGAGCCACTAAACCAGAAGAGTATGACGAAAAACAAAAGTCTTCTAAAGGTGCCATGGACATGCTTAAGACTCCAAGGAGCACTGAAGCTGACGGAATGAAAGCTGCAAAGGATACTGCAGCTAATATTGCAAAGAGCGCACCGGGTAGAAAGATGAGAAATAATGATAAGAAAGATGGTGATGCTAATATGATTCCAAGCGCCACACCAGTCAAAGACCCTGCAGCAAAGATGCAAACTGCGGAAGCAACTGTAAATGAAAGTGAAGATCATCCGCACGAAGAAGCTATGGCGGATCATGAGTCACAAGCGCGCGAACATAAAGACAACCGCTTCGACAATCCTAAAACTTCAGGTAAGCATCATATGGCTGCTTATCATGCTCACATGGATGCTGCAGATCATTTAGAATATAAACGTATGAAAGAAGCTAAAGCTTCTGCAAAGAAAGCTGTTTTTCATGCTAAAAAAGCAAAAGAGTTAGGCGGTGAAGATCACACTGCTGAAACTAATAGAATCTTTAAAAAGCATCATTCATCGACAAGCGAGAGTTATGGAGTGTCTGGTAATAAAGTTTCTGATAGTTTGCTAGATGCGGTTAGTCAAGTAACTGATAAAAAATAAGGAAATATTATGGATAAGTCTGAAGCACAAATGCTAAAAGAGTCTCCAACAAATTTTGAAGAGGCTAAAGAAGAGCTTATGACTGAGACTAAAATTATAGACAGTGATAAAACGGACTTAATTGAAGAATTGAAAGAGGTTACTTAAAAATCGAATATATAATTTTGTAATGATTTTTAAAGAACTAAATGAAAAGAACTTATTCTTGTACGCTGCTAGGCACTATCAAAATCCTAGGTTTGCGGACATCGATGAGTTTTATGAAGACTTGAAAAGATTTAAGTATATAAAGAGATTACTTAATCGTTATCTTGAAACTGATGATCTGGCTGAAAGATTATTACTAAATCATTTTATAGTAGTTTTTAATATGTTTGGTAAAGATGCTGCTTGTAATATATTAGAATTAAAACTTGATCAACGGCACTGGCCAGTAGTAAAACCGTTTTTAATATTTTTAAATTATATTAAAAATGATGAGTATACCGGTATAACTATGGATCCTTTTGTCGTAGATAAGTTAAGGAAAATTTAATGGGAATATTAAAAGGAGCGGCAGATACAGTATATGCTTTTCGATTCATAAGAATGATGGTTATGGATTGGAAAAGCTGGGATGCATATAAAGAAGGTATCATTGATGAAAACGGAAAGAGAAACAGGGACGTGAAACTTGACACCGATAACAAAAGGTCTGCTTATACTCCTTTCATTCGCCTTGTGGCTAACATCAAAAGGCTCGTTGCAAAAATTCCAGGAGGTGGAAGTAAACTCGGATCTTTTGCGTCAGCGCTCTATCTCGTTAAAGAAAAAGCGAACCTTAGCGAAAAAGGTTTAAAAACAATATGTGAGAAATGTGACATCGAGGTACTAGATTTTTTAAATGAGAGTAATGAATGGTTCTTGTTACAAGATAAACAATTATCACCCGGTGTCTATAGAGTACAGAATCCTAAGTTATTAAATAAATCGTGCAGTGAAATGGTTTGGCCTAAAGATCAAATTAGAATAAAAGAAGAGTGTTATCCGATAGGTGACGTCTTTGGTGTAGACATATACGAAGCCATACACATTAAAACAGATCAAGAAGTTTATGTAACAGCCAGTGAGCTATCGCGATGAGAGTGGCAGGCAGACAAAAAGGAAGTAAGGTAAAACCATACACACACGTTGTGGTGCAACCGAGCGCGCCTAAAACTCGTTACACGTTCGCTTACTATAGTTCAGAAGCAAAGGCAAAAGCAGCTGCTAAAAAATATGAACCATTAGTTGGCAATTCTTTGAAAGTCGTAAAACAATCTGGTAGAAGTGCAAATACAGATATGATGGAAGCCAATAAAAGAATACCAAGAAAAAAAGGACAACCGGCTGGTTCCGATAAACACAGTGACTTATATACAGATGAGAATCCGAAAGGCACGATTCATGGCTTGAAGTTTGCTACAGTAGATGATGCAAAGGCATCAGTATCTAAAATTAAAAACTCTGGTAAGAAACATGCACATCAGATACAAGCAGCAATCGCAATGGAACAAAGAGCGAGAGTCATGGGCAAAGCCGGACCTGCTGCAGTGTACAGAGCTTTTATAAATAAAATGAAGAAGAAGACAAAAGCTATGCAAAAAGAAGATATACAAGAAAAATCTAAAGGCCTATGGTATAACATTCACATGAAGCGTAAACGTGGTGAGCGTATGCGTAAGAAAGGTGAGAAAGGTGCGCCTACTACTGATGCATTAAGATCAGCACAAGCTAAGAGTGAAGATCTTGGATCCGGAGGTGGAACAACAACCGCATCAATACCAAACCCAGCACAAACTGCAATGGGACCAAGATTAAAAACTATGACTATGCATGACAAGCGTAGAAAGAAAGATAAGTTCCCAGTATTACTAAAGCGATTTAGAAAATACATAGAAGATAATCATGGCTAGGCTTTACATTTTATTATTCGTCTTAGTGATACTAGGCGGTGTTGGATACGGCGTATATTTTGTATATAATGACACTATGCAAAGAATGGCTACACTTCGAGATAATAACGCAAAATTAGAAGTGGCAGTTAAATCAAAAGATTCTACAATAAAATCTCTCAAAGAAAATATGGAAAAACAAATCAAGCTTACAAAAGACTTGAATAATAGACTGTCCGTTGCAGAAGAAAATAATAAAAAGATTTCAAACCTGCTTGCTAAAACAGATATAATCAAAAATAGTTTGGCTGATCCTGCGGGTCAAGAAAAGAGAATCAATGAACAAGTTAACAAAATGTTTAGTGGTATCAACGCTGCTACTAAGTAGCTGTAGTTGGAAACCAGAAAAAGAAATAGTCACAGTTGAAAAGGTTATAATGCCAACTATCGCGGTGGCACAAAAACCTAAAGGCATTAACATGCTTGACGTTAAAGTGACTGTTATAACCGAAAAGAATTTACCAGAAGTTATCAAAAAAGTTAAAGCTGGTATGGGTGAGTTTGTTATATACGGTCTGGATCCACAGTCATTTAAGAACTTAGCATTGAATTTTGAACAAATAAAAAGATATATTGAACAACAAAATGAAGTTATTTTTTACTATGAAAAAGCAGTAAAACCTAAAGAGGAGAAAAAATAATGGAATTTATAATAGATCAATTAGTTACTTGGTGGCAATTTACGGTTGTCGGTATATTAATTATTGTTGGATTCATAGTTAACATGTTTGGTGTAGATTGCAAAGACGATCTTATTGGATTCAAATATAGAGTAATGCCGCAGTTAAGACCTATAGCCATACCTACAGCAGGTAAGGGTTTCTGGGGTGCGATATGGATGTGGCTAACAGGCGTTCGAACATGGGAAGTTGCAGACGACTGGGCTTTTAAGATAGGAAGTACTTGGTACGTTATACCACAAGGATTCGTGTTTGATGGCGCTTCTATTCCAAAGTTCTTACACACATGGCTGTCACCAACAGGCGTATTACTTATGGGTGGTTTGGTGCATGACTATGCATATAAGTATGCCACACTCTTGAAGTCTGGTAAGAAAAAAACAATGGGCACTATTACACAGAAAAAAGCAGATGAAATATTTAGAGACATTAACATTGAGCAAAACGGATTTCATTTATTAAACAAACTTGCTTATTGGGCATTAAGAATAGGTGGATTTGTTGCATGGAATAAACATAGAAAAGTAAATGCAAAAATAGGAGATTAGAATGAAAGTAGGTGAACATTTATTATTCGCAGCACGGAAACAAGCTGAAGGAGAACTTGAAGTACATAAAGCTAATATCAAAGTATATCAAACCATGCCGGCCGGCATTGGAGAACACAGTGACGTAACAGAAGCAGTGATAGCAGAATTAGATAAGATGGCTGCTGCTCATGACAGAATTGAAATGATTGAAAAATATTTTTCAAAAAATGATTAAATATTCCTTTACAAAAACTGTTTTTTAATATATAATAATTACAGATAATCAAATATAAAGAGGAAAACGCAGATGCAACAAGTTGTTGACACAAGAGATTTTTTGTCTCAAACTAAGTTTTACGAAGGCTATTCACGTTTTAAAGAAGATGAAGGCCAGTACGAATCTTGGGACGAGGCTGTTGATCGTGTTATTGAAATGCACGACAAAAATTATATGAGTAATAATAATGAATTAGCTGAATACTTAGATGAAGCACGTGACGCTTACAAAGAACAAAGAGTTCTTGGTGCGCAGCGTGCACTCCAGTTTGGAGGAGAACAATTAATGAAACACCAAATGAGGATGTACAATTGTACGTCCTCTTACGTTAATAGACCAGAGTTCTTTGGCGAGGTGTTTTATATCTTATTGTGTGGTGCGGGTGCAGGATTCTCTGTACAAAAACACCATATTAAAAAATTACCAAAAATTCAAAATAGAACTAAACAAGCGAAAGGTTATATAGTTGAAGATTCAATTGAAGGTTGGGCTTCAGCTTTAGACGTGTTAATGTCTTCTTTTTTCGTTGGTGGAGGTAAATTTCCAGAATACGAAGGAAGAAGAGTGTACTTCGATCTATCGCAAATAAGACCGAAAGGCGCTTTCATATCAGGTGGATTTAAAGCACCAGGGCCAAACGGTTTACGTAGGTCTTTAGACAAGATAGAACACTTATTACAAGGTATTGTATTAGACTCAAAAGAGCCAATGGATTTAAAACCTATAAACGCATATGATATTACAATGCACGCAGCAGATGCTGTATTATCTGGTGGCGTTAGAAGATCAGCAACCATTTGTCTTTTTTCACCGGACGATGAAGAAATGATGAATGCTAAAACTGGTAACTGGTTTATGGATAATCCACAAAGAGGTAGGTCAAACAACTCTGCAGTGATTGTAAGAGATGAGACCACACCGGAAGAGTTTGGCAAGATTATGGAATCTGTCAAACAGTTTGGCGAACCAGGGTTCGTCTTTGTTGAATCAAAAGAACATACTACAAACCCATGTGTTGAGATTGGTATGTATCCGCAGATTAATAAGAAGTCAGGTTGGCAAGGTTGTAACCTAACTGAAATCAATGGAGGCAAATGCAATACCGAGGAAGACTTTTATAAGGCATGCCGAGCAGCGTCTATCCTCGGTACCCTACAAGCAGGGTACACAGACTTTAAGTTTTTAACCGATACATCAAAACTTATTTTTGATAGAGAGGCTTTACTTGGAGTTTCAATTACAGGATGGATGAATAATCCAGATATTCTTTTCAATGAAAAGATCTTAGAGAAAGGTGCTGAGATAGTTAAGGAAGTAAATAGAGAAGTTGCTAGAATAATAGGTATCAATCCTGCAGCAAGAACTACATGCGTAAAGCCAAGTGGTAACGCTTCTGTACTATTACAAACCGCTTCTGGTATTCATGCCGAGCATTCAAACATGTACATTAGAAACGTGCAAATGAATAAAGAATCAGAAATAACTCAAGCCATAATGAAAACTAATCCTTACATGGTTGAAGAATCAGTATGGTCTGCTGGTGGTACAGACGTTGTCGTATCATTCCCAATATTACCTAAGAAAGGATCTTTATATAAAGACGACTTATTAGGTGTTAAGCATTTAGAGTTAGTTAAGAAAGCTCAAAAGCATTGGGTTGAAGCTGGTACAAACGAAGAGTTGTGTGCTGACAAAGGCGTAAGACATAACGTATCTAATACAATCATAGTCGACGACTGGGATGAAGTAGAAAAATATGTATATGAGAATCGTGACGCTTTTGCAGGTATTTCATTCCTACCTATGACTGGTGACAAAGATTATAATCAAGCGCCAAACACTGCAGTAATAACCGCAAAAGATATGGTAAAGAAATATGGTAACGCTGCCGTATTTGCATCAGGCATGGTGGTTGACGCACTTAAAGTTTTTAATAACCTATGGGATGCATGTTCTACAGCAAAAGGATTTGGCGAAGACTTATCTTTGGAATCATCAGAAAATGCCATGAAAAGAGATTGGATAAGAAGGTTCGGTAAGTTTGCTGATAATTATTTAGATTCAGATCAAGCACTCGCTGAGCACTGTTTAAAAGATGCGTACTTATTACATAAGTGGAATAAGATACAATCAACTTTAAAAACTGTCGACTGGAAAGAAGACATAACAGAAAGAAAGTATACGGATGTTGATACACTCGCTGCAGCCGCCTGCGCAGGTGGCGCCTGTGAAATCGATTTCTAGAATAGTTTCACCCTGCGTTAAAATATGTACGTTAAAAGAAAACTACTGCATTGGTTGTGGAAGAACGACACAAGAGATTGCAGAGTGGGGCAGAGCTACACAGGAAAGAAGGGAGCAGATTCTTGAAAGATTACCAGATAGAATGCGAAGAATGTGATGAGTCCTCCTATGTGGCATCGTATCAAGAACCTGTTTTCTGTCCGATCTGTGGTAGAAGAGCAGAAGCCGAAGAAGTTCAATCCATGGAAAAGGACTAACGGCGATAAGATGACCGATAAAGAAAAGATGGACAAAGGATTTAACGAAAAGACTTATAGCATAAACGGAATAGATGTAGATTTTTAATGGCAAGAAAAAAGAAATTTAAAAATCCTGTTGTAAATTGGATAGATTATAGACTCGGCATATTCACGTTCATGAATCATGAACTTAATGAATATCCAACTCCTAAAAATTTAAATTATTTTTGGAACTTTGGTTCTTTAGCCGGTATATCATTAGTGATAATGATTGTAACTGGTATAGTTTTAAGCATGCATTATACGGCGCACGTAGATCATGCGTTTGATTCTGTAGAAAGAATAATGAGAGACGTCAATCATGGCTGGTTGATAAGATACATTCATATGAATGGAGCTAGTTTCTTTTTTATAGTTACGTACATACATATATTTCGAGGATTATATTATGGTAGCTATAAGGCACCACGAGAACTGTTATGGATCCTTGGAGTTTTAATTTTATTACTGATGATGGCAACCGCGTTTATGGGATATGTCTTGCCATGGGGTCAAATGAGTTTCTGGGGTGCTACTGTTATTACAAATTTATTCTCTGCGATACCGCTGATAGGCGAAAAATTTGTGACGTGGCTATGGGGTGGATTTAGTGTTGATAACGCGTTGCTAAATAGATTTTTTAGTTTACACTTTGTATTACCATTCGTTATAGTTGGAACTGTAATATTGCACTTAGTCGCATTGCATCGATTTGGTTCAAATAATCCGATAGGCATAGATGTAAAAGGAACACAGGACACTATACCGTTTCATCCGTATTATACTATAAAAGATTTATTTGGTTTAGGTATATTCTTAACGTTCTTCGCAGCTGCAGTATTTTTCTTTCCAAATTTTATGGGACATCCGGATAATTATATCGAAGCCAATCCCATGGTGACACCTGCTCACATCGTGCCAGAATGGTACTTCTTACCCTTCTATGCAATACTACGAGCGGTGCCTGATAAACTTGGCGGTGTCATTGCTATGTTTGGCGCGATAGCTGTATTGTTTATATTACCTTGGCTCGATAGACAGCCGATAAGAAGCAGTAACTTTAGACCGCTATATAGAATATTCTTTTGGATATTATTCCTTGACTGTATAGCGTTAGGTTATTTAGGTGCGATGCCTGCTGAAGGGTGGTACGTATTGGCAACTAGAATCTGTACAGGATATTACTTCTTTCATTTTCTAATATTACTACCGTTGCTACCAAAATTCGAACCTACAAAACCTCTACCAATTGGCATTAACACGCCAATATTACAAGCGACGAGTCCACTGGCATTACGAGGGGCCGTCTATAAAAAAGAATAAATAAATTTATGTGGTATTATAATAATGAATTATTTGAAGTAACACCAGAAGAGTATCAAGGGTTTGTATATCAACTCACAGAAATTCATAACAACAAGAAGTATATTGGAAAGAAGAACTTCTGGAAACCTAAAGTTCTTCCCATCAACAAAACACGTAAGAGACGTGTACGAACACGTGTTGAATCAGACTGGAAAGATTATTATGGATCGTCCAATGAAGT